ATCGGCACCATGCCGGTAACAGCCAGCGCCACTGGCAACGCAGGCGCTTCAACCTACGATGTGCCTTTCCGTCCCGCCACGATGGACGATCCGTTCGAGGGCATGGGCCTGCTGTCTCGCTTGGCTGCATCCCGTGGCATCGCGCAGGACGCGGAGGCATCGCCTATCTCTAACCTTTGGAATATTCTGACGCAAAAAGAAGATCCCCGTTTGGCCGCTTTGGCCAAGCAGCGCGGCGGCTTCTTCGGGCTTTTGGGGGGCTAAATGGCTATCACACGCGAAGACTTGATGCGCGCGGGTATTGGTACGGGCGGCATGAACCCAAACGTCATTCCTGTGCAGGACATGAGGATTACCGGCCTGCCAGCCGCAGCGCCAGCGCAAGCCGCACCGATGCCTGTGCAGGCTGCACCTCAGCGCCAAGGCTTGCTCGGTGGCTTCTTTGGGCCGCAGGGTCGTGACGCACGCGCCCGCCTCGCGATTGGCCTTGAGGGCCTCACGATGAACCCCAATCAGGCGCTTATCGAACAGTTGCAGCAAGGCATCGAAAGCCGTGAGACAGCAGCCCAAAAGAACGCCACAGCCGCTTGGCTGCGCTCACGCGGACGTGGTGATCTGGCGGCTGCCCTTGAAGCGGGCGCGTCTGCGCAAGATGTACTGGCCGAGGCCTTGAAGCCAGCGCCGACAGTTGACCCTCAGTCTGCGATTGCAAAACTTGCAGCTGATCTCCGGAACGGTCTGATTACGCCCCAAGAATATCAGATTGCTCTGGCCGGGTTGGCCCCATCTCAGACCAACGTGTCTATTGGCCCTGACGGCCAAGTCCAATTCACGCAAGGCCCCGGTGCAACAGTCAAGCCCTTCACCGAGGGACAAAGCAAGGACGTTGTCTATGCGACGCGCGCTCAGGGTGCGCTTGAGGTTCTTGAGCCTGTGGCCGGTGAGTTGACGAGCCTTAGCAGCCAAATTGCCGAGTACGATCCAACCGGCATGGTCCGCAGCCGCGTGCAGTCTCCCAACTATCAGGTGGCACGACAGGCTGGCGACGAATTCTTGCAGGCCATCCTTCGCAAGGACACTGGTGCTTCGATCACAGGCCAAGAACAGGCCCTTTACGGCGTGACGTACCTCCCGCAACCGGGCGATGGCCCAGAGGTTCTTGAAGCCAAGCGCGCGGCCCGCCAGCGTGCCGTTGCGGCTATCAACGCTGGGATGTCGCCCGCACAAATTATCGCCGCAGAAACGGCGCTTGGAGCGGGCGCAGCCCCTGCACAAGGTGGGCCAGTTCGCATTTCAAGCGATGCAGAATATGAAGCCCTTCCATCTGGAACAACGTTTGTCGGCCCAGATGGCAAAACCCGGAGGAAGCCGTAATGGGTTGGATGGACGCGCCAGAGGTTCAAGGCGGCGCTGCATGGGAAAAGGCCCCGGTCTCTGAAGATGTTGTGATGACGACGCCAGACGGTGGGCGCGTTGTTCGCAGCCAATCTGGAAAACTATCGTTTGTGTCTCCCGCATATTCGACATCTGATCCAGAGCAAGTGCGCCGCATCATGGAGGGTGCCGGTGGCGCTCAGGTCTCGCGTGGCGGTATGCAGGAAAGCATCATTGCACAAGCACCTACCACAGCGCGCCTTACGAAGCTGGTTGAGGGCACGCCTTTTGTCGGATCTTACCTCGATGAAGCCATTGGAGCCTTCGCTGGGCCAGAGGCAACGCAAGGTGTCCGCGCGCTTTCGCAAGCTATGGAAGAGGTGCGCCCCGGGCAGTCGCTGGCGCTGAACCTTGGTGGTGCTGGTATTGGCACGGCGGCAACCATCGCAGCGACCCCGGCGCGTCTTGCTGCGGCGCTTGTGCCATCAACCTCGGCCAGAATGTTACCAAGCGTTGGGCGTGCCGCCGCGACTACTGGTCTTCTCGGTGCGACCGAGGGCGCGATTTATGGTGCCGGCCTTGGTGAGGGTGCAGGCCGTGCAGAAACAGCGGGAACTGGCGCTTTGTTTGGCGGCCTTTTGGGTGGCGCTCTTGGCGGCGCTGCGCCTTTGGTGGCCGCAGGTGCAGAGAACGTCGCAGGCCTCTTTCGGCGCAGCGATGTGGCAAAGATTGCATCTGACCTTGGTATTTCTCGCGAGGCCGCGACAGTTATTAAAAACACCTTTGACCAAGGCGGCGACATTGCGACCGCGCGGGCTGCAATTCAACGCGCTGGGGCTGAAGGGATGCTTGCTGACGCTGGGTTCGCAGCTCAAGCGTTGCTTGACGCCTCAGCGGCAACGGGTGGCCGCGCTGGGCAAATTGCCCGCGAGGCCGTTGAAGGGCGCATGACCAGAACTGGCGAGGCGCTAGACAAAACCCTTGATACCGTTCTCGGGGCTGCACCACTTGGCCCGCGCACCGCTGTTGACGCCATTGCGGAGCGCACGGCACCTGCGCGCGAGTTGGCTTATACAACAGCTTACCAAACCCCAATTAACTATGCCGCACCGCAAGGCATGAAGATTGAAGAGGTTCTCGGGCGGGTCGCACCTGACGATTTGATTGCTGGCATCGTTGAGGCCAACAAGGAAATGCGCTCGCGCGGCATGGTCAACCAGCAAATCATGGCTGTTCTTGACGCAAGCGGAAATGTTGAATTCTTGCGCGAGATGCCAAACGTCCAGCAACTGGACGAGATCAAGAAGGCTTTGCAGAAGATTGCCTACGACAATACCGACGACTTCGGGCGTCTAACGGGCACCGGTCAGCGTTACGCGCGCTTGGCTGGTGAGCTTCGTGATGCCGTTGCAGATGCAGTCCCAGATTATCGCACCGCTGTTTCTATTGGTGGCGACAAGCTGGCTGAGGAACGTGCGTTCATGCTTGGTCGCGATCTTCTTTCTACCAGAACTGAAATCGAAGACATCGGCTTTGAACTTGGCAAGAAGCCATCGGCCGCTCAGGTTGAGGCGGCAAAGTCTGGTTTGCGGTCCTACATCTCAAAGGTTCTTGGCGACGTTCGCGCTGTGCCGTCTGATATGAACCTTGACGCACGCCAAGTGGTGAAAGCCGTCACTGACATGAGCAGCGACAACTCGCGTGCCAAGATCCGCGCGCTGATGGGTGCGGAGGCTGACGCGCTCCTCAAGCAGGTCGATGAGGCAGCGCAGAGCGCAGTGGTTCGCACCGCATTGGCGACTAACTCAAAGACCGCCATTCGTGGAAGCATCAAGCAAACCGTTGACGAACTGACAACCCCCGGCGTTCTTGGACAAGCGATGGCGGGCGATCCGATCAACACGTCAAAGGCCATTATACAAGCCGTCACTGGTCAAACCGAAGAATTCACTGCACAACAACGGCAGCGCATTTTTGAGGATATTGCCAGAGCGCTGACAGAAAAGAAGGGCAAAACGGCCTTATCTGCGCTAAACTACCTTGAGCAGGCAATGCGCGGCCAACCGCTCACTGCGGCGCAGAACGAATTCCTTGCGCGCCAAATCGCAGGGACGACTATGATTGCTGGCATTCCAGCGGCGCAAGAGGTGACAGGCCGATGATCCCGAAACAGCTATCCGACGACGAAATCCAGAACACCATCACAACCTCCGTGCGCGAGGCCGTGGACTTCGTGGAAACCGAAGTCGCGCCAGATCGCATCAAGGCGCAGAAGTATTTCGACGGCAAGTCTGCGGTTGACTACGAGGAAGGCCGGTCGAAGGTCGTGGCAACCAAGGTGCGTGACACGATCCGGGCCATCAAGCCCGCGCTGATGCGTGTGTTCCTGCAATCCGATAAGCCGGTGGAGTTTATCCCGAACACCCCGCAAGCCGTCATGGGTGCCGATCAGGCAACCAAATACGCCAAGTATGTCTTTGAGCGGAACAACGGCTTCCGCATCCTGTCGGACGTTTTCCACGACGCGCTCATCAAAAAGGTAGGCGTGGCCAAGGTTTACTACGACGAGGTGCAGCACGTTGAGATTGACGAATACAGCGACCTGACGCCCGAGCAGCTTGCCTTCATCGAAAACGACCCGGAAAGCGAAGTTCTGTCGCAGGAAGAAACGATCATTGCCGAGGCCGTGATTGACGAAATGGGCATCGAAATCCAGCCGCGCTTGGCCAGCTATAATCTGCGCGTTGCCCGCACGTCCACCAAGGGCCAGATCAAAATCCAGAGTGTTGCCCCCGAGGACTTCTTCGTGGATCGCATGGCCGTCAGCATTGACGACTGCTACGTCTGCGGCCACACCAGCGAAGCCCGCGTTGGCGATCTGGTGGCGATGGGCTTTGACTTTGAGACTGTCTACAACCTCGCGGGCGCATCTGACGGCACGGTTGATGACGAAGAAGAAATGGCCCGCCGTGGCTGGGACGACACCGACGACGATGAAAACGCCGCCGATCCGTCCATGCGGAAGGTCCAATTCACCGAAGCCTACATGAAGATGGACATCGAGGGCACGGGGGTTCCGCGCCTTTACAAGTTTATCTGCGCTGGCAACGACTACGAAATCTTGGACTACGAACTGTGCGACTACATCCCGTTCGCCATCTTCGAGGTTGACCCGGAGCCACACACTTTCTTCGGTCGTTCGCTGGCCGAGATCGTGATTGAAGATCAGGACGCGGCAACGTCGCTTCTGCGCGGTCTGCTGGACGGGCTGGCGATGGCCAACAATCCCCGCGTGATGGCCGTTCAAAACCTTGTGAACATGGACGACCTGCTGAATAACGAGATCGGCGGCGTGGTACGCGTCAAGGACATCAACGCCCTGCGCGAGTTTTCCATCGGCGGCGGTGCATCGGCGGCCCTGCCAGCCCTGCAATTCTATGACGAGTCGATCCGCGCCAAGACTGGCGTGACGGGCGCGGCTATGGGCATGGATGCGGATGCGCTGCAATCCCAGACTGCCGCTGGCGTCAATGCCGCCGTGCAGGCCGCCTCGGCTGTCTCTGAGTTGATCGCCCGCAATCTGGCCGAAGGCGGTATGCGGCAGATGTTCCGTCTGATTGCCCAGATCGCTCGCGCCAATCCGAACCCGAACGAGATGATGCGGCTTGACGG